AGATCTGCTTGGCGGTTGCGGAAGCGGCGGTGGTGCCTGTGTTCTCGATCTCCTGGCGGAGGGGGAGAACGGCGGTGGTCATGTAGCTGGTCGTGTTGACGTTGTCGCCGTGGAATGTGTGGGCGATCACCATGCGGCCATCGACGACGAAGCCGCAGCGGACGTCGCCGACGCCAAGCCACTCGATGTCGATCCAGAAGATCTGGGTTTTGGCGAGGTCTAGGGTGCGGCCGGACAGGCCTGTGCCGTCGAGCTTGTCACCGTTCCAGTCGGCTTGAGCGATACGGGTGTTGACCACGCTGCCGGTGACGTAGCTGCGGCGGACGAAGTAGGTGGTGGTGCCGTCGCTCTCGAGGTAGCTGCCGTTCTGGGCGCTGAAGTAGCCGATGCGTTGGCGCAGATTGGCCTGGGCGGTGGCGAAGGCGAAGGACGTCATCACCAGCAGCGATTTGCCGGGCTGGTAGGGGAAGACGCGCTTGGTTTCGCGATAGACGTAGGCGCCGGATGTGGTGGGAACGGTGAGATTGATGGAGCTTTCGTTAGCGACGTATGTCTTAGAGGCGCCACCGTTTAGTGCAGTGTCCCACTTGTCGTTTTCTTGATAGCGATGCTGGCTATCGAAGACTGTGAAAGGAGAGCTGGTACGGAGGCGGCCGAAGGCATCACCGCTTGTGCCGGTATTGGCGAGTACGGGTACTGGGTATTCAACGTCGCCGCGAACGTACTCGAGTTCGTAGCGATCGTTGTTGACAATGCGTTGGCCCACGGGTAGATAGCGCTGTTGCTATCAGGCTACGAGGGCTATAGAGGGGTGCCGAAGGGTTGCCGGCGTAAGGCCCTCGTCGCGGCGGCTGGTCTTACCGGAGCAGCGCCATTTAGCACGGGAGAGGCAGAGCGGGGTGTTGCGCTCGGCGCCGGCGCAGTTGTAGCCCTCGGATTTCATGTCACCGAAGCTGCGAGCGCAGTAGCGGTCGCCCTTGTCGGTGCCCGGGGCGATTTTGTAGCCCTTTGCGCCGTAGCGGACGGTGCGGGTGCGGCCGGTCTCGGGGTCGCGGACCTTTTTGGTGTACTTCTTGCCGTCCTCGGCATCAAAGCCGGCTGCCCAGACGTCGGTTTTGGAGCTCACCATGACGGGGGCGCCGGTGCGCTCCTTGCGTGGGTCTTCGCGGCGCTTGCGGGCGACGAGGCGGCGGCGCTCAGCGGGGGAGAGCGCCATGGCTTTGGCGGCCGGGAGGCATTTGGGCTTGCCTTCGCCCTCGGTGCGGTCGCCGCAAGGGCCGAGGATGCGGCCGGTGCCGCTCATGCGCACCCATTTCTCCTTGAACCACTTGTCGAGGGCGTCGTTGCGGAAGGTGCCGCCGCGCTTTTTGTACTCGCGGACCATCCAAGCGTTGGCGTAGGCGCTCGGATAGATCTTGAACTTGCGTCTGGCCTCGGCTTTGACGGCGGCGTGCAGTTTGGCGTCGACGAAAACCACCCCGCGAGCGTCAGAGCGGAGGCGCAGCGTCGCGGGGGTGAGGTTCATGCGTCGAAGCCGGCGGCCCAGATGGAGTCGCTGCGCTTGGCTTTGGCAGCGCCCTTGCGGGTGGTCTTGCTGCCCTGCTTGTAGCCCATCTTGTTGAGGGTGCCGTAGATGTAGGCCTCGGCGCGGGCGCCCTTAAGGCCGCGGGCTGCGGCTTGCTTGGCAAGCTCAGCTTCCATGGCAGCGACTTTGGTGCCGCGGGGGTCCATGCGGGACTCTGCGTCAGCTGCCTCGGAGTCGAGACCGGGTGGGCGCCGGGCGGAGGGGCCGCGATAGAGGCGCTCCAAGGAGGCGCGCTGGTTGGAGCGACGTGCTGTCCGGGCCATGGAGGCGGCGCCTACGGCGGTGCCGATGGCGCTGCCGCCTGCGCTGATTGCGCGGAAGGTGGCTTCCTTCTTCAGGCGAGCTTTGCCTGCTGCACTGCTGGTTTCTTGTGCTTTGGCAAAGGTGTTGAGGGCGCCGGCTGCTTTGAACGCAGTGCTGGCCGCGCCAAAACCGGCGACCAGGCCTGAACCGCCGCCTGCGGCCAGACCAGCGAGAGGCGCGAGGGCACCGGCGGCCGCTGCGACGTTTGCAGCGGTGCGGAGACGCTGGGCGGCTTTGGTGTTAGGGGTGACGTTGCCGCGCTTGTACTGCTGTGGCTGTACCTTCTGCGCGGCACCTTTGGTGCACTTTTCGCCCTCGGAGATGGATCCGCGGCCACATTTGAGGTCGAGACGGAGGGTGCCGGGAGTGAGGGTCATGGCTCAGACGTCGTAGGTGCTGGAGCTGGAGGAGAAGCCATCCGCCCATACATTAGAGGTGTTTTTTCGTAGGATTTTGTCTATTTCCCCTGCTTGTTTAATGGAAAGATTAGTCAGCTCCTGACGTGAAGCTCCTTTAGCTTTCGCTTTTTCGTACTGTTTCTTCCACTTAGGATTCATAGCTTTAATCTCAGCCTGTGCTGCTCGGCTGTTCGCACGATTGCGCTTATAGGCTCGCACCACTTTTTGAACAGGGTTTACCTTCTGCGCCGCACCTTTGGTGCACTTTTCGCCCTCGGAGATGGAGCCTTTGCCACACTTCAGGTCCAGACGCTCAGCGGCGTCGAGGCGGGCGCGGATGTAGGTGGTGCTGCGGTCCTGAATGCCGAGCTCGCAGGCATCGAGGTACTCCAGGGGGCTGAGCGAGTCGCCGCGCTTGCGCATCGAGCCGCAGTTGCCATCACATTTGCCACCCTTTTTGCTGCTGCAACCGCACTCGGCGTCCATGGGCTTCTTGCCGTAGGCGCCATCCATGGGCGCCTTGGTCGCCTTGGCGCCCTTAGCGCTGCGCTTGCGTGAATAGCCAGGCTGCATGGCCATGTCCATCTCCTCTTCTTCCTCTTCGCCCTCCTCGGGCTCGATGTTGCGGGAGCGGGCGGCCATGGCGCGGCCTTCGCGGATGCCCTTCTCGTAGGCCTCGGATTTGGAGCGGCGGGCGGTGGCGGGCATGGCTAAGAGCCCCGAGTATTGCTTCACACAGCGTAGCTGCTCTGTGCTATAGGGGCCGATAGGCTGAAGCAACTGTGGGTCTAAACCATGAACTTGCTTCGACTGGTCGCTGGGAGTGGTGCAACTTCTGGGTTGCTGATTGGACAGCTTGTATTTGCTACTTTCTTTGTAGGTTCGTGTGAGCTACCTAACCTATTGAACAGAGGTAGCGCTAACGCGTGCCTCGATAGGTGGATGACTACAGCTGCGCTGTTCTTTCCATCTGGTGTGGCAGGTACTGGTGCAAATGTCGCTCTCGACAAAGCCAAGCGGCGCTTTCTGGGCTGATCAATCGAATGGCTGAGGGGCGAACTGCTCGAATACTGCGGCTTTGTTGAGGTCAGCAGGGCCGACGGTCGCTACCCGGGAGACTTCTTCGCGGTGGCGGCGGGGTAGGGATGCGTACTCGGGGTCGATGGCGGCAATCTCGGGGTCCCAGGGTGCTAGGTAGCAGCGGCAGCGCGGGTGCGCCGGTGCGTTTGTACTAGCACGCTTGTAGATGCGGCCCGCCCGGGCATTGCAGACGGGGCAGGTTCGATCGTCGCTGGTGGCGTACCACATCACGAGATCGATGCCGTTCGCTGCGTAGTACTGATTGCTGGCGGCGTTGTAGGCACGAAGTGATTCCGTGCGGGTGATCACGTCCGCCCTCGATTTCACAACACCGAGGCGCAGGCGCAGGTCGTTGGTGATGGCGTCGGTGGGGCGGCCTTCGGCGATGCCCTGGGCGACGAGCTCGGTGGCGGTGGTGGCAAAAGCTTCACCGTGGCGGCGGAGGTAGCCACGGGCCTGAGCTGCAGCGGCCACGGTGGCCTCGATGGGGATGGAAACGTCGATGCGCCGGCGGCCGGGGGCGATGTCGCGCAGAAGTTCTCGGGCGACGCCGGTGCCACTGCGTTCGGAGCTGCGCAGGAGGCTACGTAGGACACGGTCGTAGCCGTCAGTGCGGTCCGGGCGGAAGGCGGGGATCAGCTGGCGGAACTCTTGGAGGAGAACGACGTTGCGGTCGGCGGCTGGCGTGCCGCTGCGCAGCTGAATGCGGGTGCGGCGGAGGAGGCGATTGAAGCTGCTGTCGAGGATGCGATTGAGCTGGGCGATGGAGACGTCCTCGGAGCGACGCAGGGCGGCGTTGTAGCGCTCAAGGAGTTGCATTAGGTGGAACGCCGTAAGTCTTGACGTACTGCTTCGTGAAACGCTAGCAAGTCTTTTTGAGTAAGTGCTTCTCCTTTGCTTATCTTTGTTTGTAGTGCTTTTTTGCGGTTTACCATTGCGGTGTATAGCGGCGTATTCGTGTCTTTTGCTGCGCTTAGTAAGCTGTTAATATCAGATAACCCGTTTTTAGCTGTAGCGCCGGCATTACCGAAGTCGATTAGCTTTACGTCATTGCCTTTAGTTAGGACATTACCCATGTG